CTTTAATCCTTTTTTATATCGTTCTTCCCATTCACTTCTTGCTTCTTTATCGCTATCAAATGCTTCTAACAGATGTTGTGCTTTTCTACTTAATTCATTAAGTTCTTCTGTCAATTTATCCATTTCTTTACTTTTCATTTTTTTCAATTTGATTATAATATTCATCAACTTTTTTTAAAAACTCATACTTAGCTTTTCTAAAATCCTCACCATCAAATATAAATTCTTGAAATAAATGATCTTTAGTACAGATCAAAACAACACCTTGATTTATTTGTGTTCCATAGACTTCATTATGTGCCAAAGCATAGGCAGCTAATTGATGCCTGTAGTCCCCGATCCATTCTCTACGTTTCGGTTTATTTGATTGCTTGAAATCCATGATGCTCGGTCCTTGATTATAGACCCCAACTAAATCTGTAGCACCCGCATATAAGCCTGGATAGTATACTGTAACCTCAGAACCCCATAATTCGTCCACATTACATAGCCCTTTATCTATGATTTGCTGAGCCATAGAGGTCGCTAGGACGCCGTTTTCAGTCAAATCCACCCTCTTAGTACCCTCTACATAAGCCTCTAAAATAGAGTGCATTGTCGTCCCTCGAGCTGCTGCTTGGTCCTTGATCCGTGTGGCTTCATCCTTGCCTACTCTATCAGCCCACGCTTTTAATGATTCCTTCTTCTCTTCAGACTGTGTAGCTGATAATATCGTCGTAACCGATGGCAGTTTATCCTTAGTACCAACATCATAATGTCTTTTACCATGGATCAGGGATCTGGTTGATTTAGGATAAGTATAAAGTTTATTCCATTTAATTTCTACCATTGATAGTCTCCCACATATCTATAAAATTCATCTCCTCTGTAACATCGATATAAACCTTGTAAAAAAGTTTGTTTATGTACCCATCTATTTTTTTTAACTGACCAAGAGTTAGGACCTCTTCTAATCATTCGTCTAGGTATCCAAAACTCATAGTCTTTTAAAACTAACTTTTCACTATCCGGTCCAGGCCAAGTTGTTAAGTCCATAAATTTTAAAGGTCTGATTTTAATTTCATTATAACCTACATTAGATCTAAATAAACCATCATTACCTTTTTCTACAATTTCATATTCCAAACGTTCGTGAAAGTGATAGTTATTATAACCACTCTTCCATCTAGAATTATGTCCTCTTAAATCATGTCCATCAGCCATCATAACCTCCATTCATTAGATCTAATTTTAATTCACACCATTTTCCATACAAAGGAGTAACAGACTCTTTTCCATTTACTATATAGTTTGTGACATTAGTTTCACTTAACAATCTTTTAAAATAATCTTCTTCCCATAAGGAACATTTACAATTATCCCAATAATGTTCTTCATTAGTGCATCTTCCTATAGAGCTATATTTATATTTTTCTAATAAATTAATTCTATGTTTTCTTCTATTGTAAGGTACGTCTTTCGGTGTTTTATCTTTCATTTTTATAACCAGTTCCTTGGTCCTTGTTTCCCCATCTTTTATTCCATGCCCAAGAGTTAAGCTTGCTGCCTAATCTTTCAATGAATCTTAAAGGTAAATCCTTAGACCGTTTGTAGTAGTATTTAATATCATCAATTAAATCAGGTATGGTTTTAATCATAATCTGCTTCTCCTGACGTTAAATCAATCCAACTATATTTATAACATAACCTAGAAAGTAGATCCCATTTGCCTGTCTCTCTACATTTTTTAGCTATACATTTTATTCTAAATGCTAATGCTGTTTTTCTTTTCATGCTTGTCTCCTTTTGTTAAATAATGTTCTCCAAAACCAAGATCTACATATCGATATCGCTGTAAAGATTACGGCAATATGAAAACTTTCTAAGACTGTTGGATATAAGTCAAAGAATGGAAAGATATAAAGCTGTATAAAAGTAGATAGAATCAATCCACTACCTACATCAATACAAGTCTCAAATAAATTTCGTTTATGCGTCATCGGCTGCCTTTATAATAGCTCTACCTATTTCTTCTGCGATTTGCGGGACGATAGAATTTCCCAATGCTTTAAGTCGGTGTACTCTGCCGGGTACCCCATGAGCCACTCGACCCACGTCGGGT